ATAGTACTAGTAATTGGTTTTACAAAGAATTTACCAAAGCACAAGAAAAGAAAAACAGTTTTATCCCACTTTTACTCCCTTGGACAGTTCATCCAGAACGAGATCAAACATGGAGGGACCAACAAGATAGAGATCTAGGTGTAAAACATGCAGCACAAGAATGTGATGCCGATTTTATTACTTCGGGTGAATCTGTTATAGATACAGACATATTAAATTATTATACCAAAAATATAGCACGAGAACCTCTTGAACGTAGAGGATTAAATGGAGAATATTGGATATTCGAGATCCCTGATTATAGTAGATCATACGCACTTATTGCTGATGTAGCTCGTGGAGATGGAGCAGATAGTTCTACATTCCATGTTTTTGATATAGAATTATGTCGTCAAGTAGCAGAATTTAAATCTCAATTACCTACCAAAGATTTTGCAAACGTTATACATGCTGCTTGTGTAGAATGGAATAATGCTTTATGTGTTATAGAAAATGCAAGTATAGGATGGGATGTTGTCGGTAGAATGATAGATAAAGAATATAAGAATTTATACTATTCTCCAAAAATAGATAACCCTGTTGACTCCGAGCAATATTTATCTAAGTATAATAGTAATGTAGGTATGGTTCCTGGATTTTCTATGACCCAAAAGACAAGACCACTTGTCATCTCAAAACTAATTTCGTATATGAACGAATATTCAGTTGATATATTTTCAAAACGTGCATTAGAAGAGATAAGAACATTTATATATAAAAATGGTAGACCTCAAGCACAACAAGGTCATAATGATGATTTAGTTTTACCTATTGGAGTATTTTTATTCTTGAGAGAGACAACACTTATGTATCAAAAACAAAGTGAAGAATTATCAAGAGCAGTATTAAATGGTTTTACTAGTGTAAATTATTCTACTCCTGCTGTATATAATAATCCTTATGAACAAAATCCATATAAAATGCAAGACGGTCATGGTGGAACAGAAGATCTTTCTTGGTTGTTAGGTTAGATTTAAATTAAATAAATTATAAAATTAAATATGGAAGAAACTCCAAAACAAAATAAAACATTTTTTCAAAAGATAGAAAAGTTATTTTCAACAGACATTGTGCTTCACAACACAGGAGGTAATCAACTTAAAGTTGTAGATATAAATGACGTCCAAAAACAAGGAGAATTAGTTACAAACTCCCAACATGATAGATATAACAAGATTTATACTACATCTGGAAGAAATCAATACAATTCCATAAACCAAGTTCCAACCACAAGAGTACAATTGTATACTGATTATGAAGCTATGGATACAGATTCTATTATAGCCTCTACATTAGATATAATATCAGATGAAGTATCATTACGAAATGATTTTGGTGAAACCTTACAAATTCGTAGTTCAGATGAAACTATGCAAAAAATATTATATAATTTATTTTATGATATTTTAAATATAGAATTTAATTTATGGTCTTGGACTAGAAATATGTGTAAGTATGGAGATTTTTATCTTAAATTAGAAATATCAGAAAAATATGGTGTATATAATGTTATACCTTATTCATCATATACTATAGTAAGATTAGAAGGTGAAAATCCTGAAAATCCAATGGAAGTAAAATTTGTCTTTGATCCTACATATGCGTCTCAACAATCTCCTTATGGTCATCAAGCGTATAATAATTCGAGTGGTGATAAAAAAGAATTTAAAAATTATGAAATGGCTCACTTCCGCCTTTTAGCGGATTATAATTATCTTCCTTATGGACGTAGTTATTTAGAACCTGCCCGTAAAATATTCAAACAACTTACTTTAATGGAGGATGCTATGCTTATTCATAGAATAGTTAGAGCTCCAGAAAAACGTACTTTCTTTATTAATGTAGGTAATATTCCACCTAATGAAGTAGAACAATATATGCAGAAAACCATCAATAAGATGAAAAAAACTCCATATATTGATCCTAAAACCGGAGAGTATAATTTAAAATATAATATTCAAAATATACTAGAAGACTTTTATATACCTGTAAGGGGAAATGATACTGCTACTAAGATCGATACTACAAAAGGTCTTGAATATATGGCTATTGATGATATCAATTACCTTAGAGATAAATTATTCGCAGCACTTAAAGTTCCAAAAGCATATTTTGGGTATGAAAAAGATTTAAGTGGTAAAAGTACACTTGCTGCAGAAGATATTAGATTTGCTCGTACAGTAGAACGTATTCAAAAAATATTAGTATCAGAATTAACCAAAATAGCTTTAGTTCATTTATATGCTCAAGGTTATGATGGAGAAGCTTTAACTAATTTTACTTTATCACTTACAACTCCATCAATAATTTACGATCAAGAAAGAACAGCACTACTTAAAGAAAAAGCAGATTTAGCTGTTACTTTAATTGATAATAACTTAGTACCGTCTGATTGGGTTTATGATAATATTTTCCATTTCTCTCAAAATCAATATGAAGAATATAGAGATCTTATTATTGAAGACAAAAAACGTAAATTTAGAATGAGTCAAATTGAAAGTGAAGGTAATGATCCAAATGAAAGTAATGAAGTATATGGAACTCCAGCGCATTTAGCATCCTTAGAACCAAAAAATAGATATCCCGGAGACGCAGGTGTACCTAAAGGATACGATCCTGAATCTGATATATTACCTGATGCTCAATTAGGTAGACCTAAAGAACACGCTTCAACTTATAACACTCAAGAAAGTGGATTAGGAAAAGATAGATTAGGTTCGTATGGTATGAAAAAAGATAATAGTGATGGAGATAGTTTAAATCCTTCCACTAAAAAAGGTGAACTAAGATTAGAAAGTACATATTCTGTGTACGCTAAAAATAAAGACATATTTCCTCCTCGTAAAACAAAATTATTTGAAGAGAGTAATATGTTAAATGAGGGTAATATCTTAAATGAAGACCAAATACTCTAATATTTATAAGTAAATTAATATATTAATGAATAAAGTATCCCATAGTAAGTATAAAAATTCTGGAATATTATTTGAGCTTCTAGTAAGAAAGATAACGAACGAAACTATTACTACAAACGAATCTAAAGCCATAGGTATCTTAAAAAAATACTTTACAAATACTGAAATAGCTAAAGAAAATAGATTATACCAAACATTAATAAGTTCCCAAAATTTAACAGAAGGAAAAGCCAATACCGTAATTAATACGGTATCGGAGCTTTCCTCTAGATTAGATAGAAAAAAACTAAATAGTGAAAAATATAATTTAATTAAAGAAATAAAGAATTCATACGACATTGAAGATTTCTTTAAAGCATCTTTAGATAATTATAAAGTATTAGCATCCATATACACTCTTATAGAATCTAATTTTATTGATAATCCAAATCCATCTATATTAATATCCTCCTGCGTCACCCGATGTAGATGTTTCTAATAGTTCACGGCAATAGGCCTTGATTGAGGATTTTAAAATTTTGTTATCCACTATAATCTAGATATTTCTTTATTTAACTCAGTATATTGAAGTAAAGATACAACATAATCGTCTTTCATTTTTTTAGATTCAAGAATAGGGTCAATTAAACCGATTATTTCATTTACTTTTATAGTAACAACTTGATCATCGATTTTAGATCTGTTCTCTATTAATGATACTTTTAATTTAAGAAATTCTTTATCTATAAATTCTTTTAAAAATGAAGAATTCGATATATTGTTGATATATGTTTTAAGTATATTCTTTTGATTTTTATCTAAACCATCATACTTCTCATTGAAGATTTCTTTAAAGCATCTTTAGATAATTATAAAGTATTAGCATCCATATACACTCTTATAG